TCACGTTAATTCCTAATTGGGATGAAAGGGTTCGTCGTTTGTCTTGATTCTGGGCTATAAAATTTCCAAGAACTCTTCTTAGTTGTAAAACTCCTTGTATTCCTACGACTGCAAAGAGACGGGTTAGACCTGCGTCTACCTTTTCTTTGGGTCGAAGTTCAACTTTCTTATGGAATTCTGTATCAAATAAAACAGGCTCGTCCTTTAAAAGGGTCGAGTAATTGTAATAATCTGACTTAAGCAGCTGGGCTGGTTCAGAGTCACCAAAAGTATAGATGGGCTGGGAGTTCGGCTTCTTGTCATTTACATTTCTAAAAAGACTTCCTTTTAAGGGAGTTTTGTGGACATATTTGTAGAGGGGGCCTGCTGAGGACAACATCTTAAGTTGGGATAAATTTGAATTTAAAGGGTGTGCAGGTTCAAAATAGCCATTAATGACATGGCGGGGTTCCAATTCCGTGATAGGGTCGAAGTTGTTCGAGATGTAGGTGGAGAACATGTCGGATACTTTCGCCTTAACAGCGGCTGGTACGGGTAATTTTGGGTCAAGTTCGGTGGTGTGTCGAATGTTTGTCCAAGAGATGTCATATCTCTTGGTATCGGGGTTCTGCCATAATTTTGCGGGATTTTTAACTCTTTTGTCGTCCATACAAGCTGGTCCAGATGTGTTTTTGTGGGTCAGATTGGTGTCGTCAAGGAGGACTCCATAGTCAGTTTTCTTCTGTTTAGAGAAGGGCTTAGCTAGAGAGTTATCTCCGAAGAGAGTTCCGTGGGTCATTTTCCGGGTTGTTGGAATAGCAAATTCTGCAAAAGCTGCGAGATAATCATCAATTTTAACCTCTTTTTCTCCTTTCAAAGTGTTAACTTTAATAGTAGTCAAAGGGCTTCCATTGAGATCTATGCCGTTCTTTCGAACGACCTTCGGAGCTGAAAGCATCGTGAGATCGGTGTTAGTGATTCCGGAGAAGTGAGCCTTAGTGTCGGTGAAAGCACTATGAATTCCTGCAATTTTAGGTCCATTGGCCATAACTAGAAGTGGCATTCCACAATCGCCTCGGTCGATGTAGGTTGAGGGTGTGGTCATTTCTGATGGGCAGAAACTTAATAAGCCTGTTCGTAATTCATGAATTCCATCATAATCGAACACAGTATCTTTGAGGATATCAATAGATCCGTGAACGAGCATTTTGGTAGTTCCAGTTCGGGCAAAGACGCTGGGTGTTTTTTTGCATAACATCGCCTGGTTGAGCAATGTGTTTCGTGAGGTCTGTAAATTCGGGTGGTGAAGGTCCGCCTGGGATTTTCTCGAGAAGGAAGTAAGTGATATCTCGGTCTACAGATTCTAATAGGGGCTTACAAGAGTAAACTTCTATTCTCCCGTTGGTCTCGTGATGAGCTGTAACGGGTGCGCCAAAGACGTGGTTGACAGTGATGCCAACTCGTCCGTAGAGCATTAATCCGTGAGATTTCAAAGATCCGTGGACTTGCACTGTGTTTTTAGCACAGATTTTAGCCAAGATGGTAATGGGGCTAGCGGGAACTAGTGGTGTCATGAGTTCTCCAACAGCATTTTTTGC